TGAGACTGGTGTTCCATATCTATGTTCAAAAGATAGTGCTAATAAAAAGACAAATCATCAAAACATTGGGGTGATTAAACAATCAAATCTTTGTAATGAAATTTATCAATATACTGATGAAAAAACTACAGCAATCTGTACCCTATCTTCAATGGTATTAAAGAACTTCGTACACGATGCACAATTTGATTTTGAGGGACTTTATAACGAAACCAGAAAAGTAGTAAGAGCGTTGAACAAAGTTGTTGATATCAACAATTATTCAACAAGTAAGGGTGAAAAGGGTGGTAGAGAACAAAGAGCAATTGCTATTGGAACTCAAGGTTTAGCTGATGTATTCTATCTAATGGATTATGAGTTTACATCAGATGAGGCTAAAAAGTTAAATAAAGAAATATTTGAAACAATATACTTTGCAGCAATTACTGAGAGCAATAAATTGGCTCACGATGAAGAATATCAAAGGTATGAATATTTCAAAGGTTCACCAATGTCACAAGGTATTTTCCAATATGATATGTGGGGATTAACAGAATCAGATTTATCAGGAAGATGGGATTGGAAAGGACTGAAAGAAAATGTTATGAAGTATGGTGTTTGTAATTCATTGTTTACAGCACAGATGCCAGTTGCAAGTTCTGCCAAGATAACAGGTTCTTATGAAATGACTGAACCCGCACATTCGGCAATCTTTAATCGAAGAGTAGTTGGTGGTGAGATTATGATTGTAAACAAATATCTAATTGCTGACTTTGAGAAACTTGGAATTTGGGGAGAAGATTTGAAAAATGAAATCATTCTAAATGAAGGGTCAATTCAAAATATAAACTTCAACAATTACTTGGATACAGAAGATAAGAAATACAACTTCAAAGTTAAAAGAATTGAACATTTAATGAAGAAGTATAAAACAATATGGGAAATATCACAGAGAGAATTGATTGATATGGCAGCAGATAGAGGTCCTTTTATTGACCAATCACAATCAATGAACATATATATGGGTAACCCAACTTTATCTAAGATTACTTCATCACATTTTCACGCTTGGCAAAAAGGATTGAAAACATTGTGTTATTATGTGAGAACTAAGGCAATATCAACTGGGGCAAAACATTTGGCTGTAGATATATCAAAAATAGATAAACCAAAAGTAACTCCAACATTACCACACGTTGATGTTATCAGTAAACCAACAGATTCACCATTTGAATGTTTTGGATGCTCATCTTAAAATAATAAATCACGACACAATGTCGTGATTTTTTGTTTTATGGTATTTATTGAAAAATATTAGGTTGTATATTTATTATTATGGCAAATGGATTTACATATGGTATAAATTTTCCTTTTAGTAATTCTTATTTAGGGAACTATTTGAGTTTATCTCAAACAACTGATGATGAAATTAGAAGTAATTTAATTCACCTTTTATTAACAAGGAAAGGTACTAGATATTATTTACCTAATTTTGGTACAAGATTATATGAATATATATTTGAACCTATGGATGGGCCAACATTTTCTGATTTAGAAGCGGAAATACGAGATTCAGTTAGTGAGTATTTACCAGGTTTGACTATAACAAATATAACAATAAATCCAGCTTCTGAAGGTGAGGAAGATAAGGGTACATATATAAACGACAACAATGAAAGAGTTTTTACTGTACCAGGTATTAGTCAAGCTGAACATACAGCAAAAATCAAAATAGATTACTTGGTTACTGATACAGCATTCAACTCAAGTGATTTTATAATTATCAATATTTAATATTATGGCTAATAAAAAAATATCATACACAACTAGAGATTTTCAGTCAATTAGAACTGAATTAATAAATTTTACACGAACATATTATCCTGATTTAATTGATAATTTTAATGACGCTTCCATTTTTTCTGCGTTATTAGATTTAAATGCTGCGGTATCAGATAACCTACAATTTAATATTGATAGGAGTATTCAAGAAACGGTGCTACAATTTGCGCAACAAAGGTCATCAATTTTTAATATCGCCAAAACTTATGGACTTAAAATTCCGGGACAAAGACCTTCAGTTGCTCTAGTTGATTTTTCAATTACAGTTCCAGCCTTTGGGGACAGAGAAGATTTAAGATATTGTGGTATTCTAAGAAGAGGCGCTCAAATCAATGGTGCTGGTCAAGTTTTTGAAACTGTGTATGATATTGATTTCGCATCCGCAGTCAATGCCGAAGGTTTCCCCAATAGATTAAAAATACCTAATTTTGATTCAAATAATAGGTTATTAAATTATACCATTACCAAAAGAGAAACTGTTGTTAACGGTATTACAAAAGTATTTAAAAGAGTTATCACACCAAATGACGTTAAACCATTTTTTGAATTATTTTTACCAGAAAGAAATGTATTAGGCGTTACTAGTGTATTACTAAAAGATGGTACTCAATATGCGAATATTCCATCTGTACAAGAATTTTTAGGATTGGACAATAGATGGTATGAAGTTAAAGCTTTAGCGGAAGAAAGAGTGTTCATTGAAGACCCTACTAAGGTTGCTGACAATCCAGGTATTAAAGTTGGTAAATATATTACAGCAACAAGTAAGTTTATTACTGAATATACACCAGAAGGGTTTTTGAAAATGACATTTGGTGGGGGAAGTCAATCAGCAGATGAACAATTAAGAGAGTTTGCTAGGAATGGGTATAAATTAGATTTATATAAGTATTCAAATAATTTTGCCTTGGGAATTACCCTTAAAGCAAATACTACATTATTTGTGCAATATAGAATTGGCGGAGGTACTACTAGTAATTTAGGTGTTAATGTGATAAATCAAATCGGTACTGTTTCATTTTTCGTTAATGGACCTTCTGATTCTGTAAATACAAGTGTTATAAATTCTTTGTCTTGTAACAATGTAACTGCGGCAATTGGTGGGGCACCTAACCCAACTACAGAAGAAGTTAGAAATTTGGTGTCGTTTAATTTTGCAGCACAAAATAGAGCGGTTACAATTAATGATTATGAGTCAATAATTAGAACAATGCCATCCCAATTTGGAGCTCCGGCTAAAGCATCTATAACTGAAGAAAATAACAAAATTAAAATTAAGATTCTTTCTTATGATGAATCCGGTAATTTAACTGAAATTACATCAAATACTTTAAAAAGTAATATCGCTAATTATTTATCTAACTATAGAATGTTAAATGATTACATATCAATAGAATCTGCAAATGTTATTGATTTAGCATTTAATATTGATGTTGTATTAGACAATAGTCAAAATCAAGGTGCTGTAATAGCACAAATAGTTGATAGTGTTAATGAATATATGAGTCCTAAAACTAGAGAAATGGGTCAAAATGTTAATGTGTCTGAAATAAGAAGAATAATTCAATCTCAAAATGGTATTATTACCGTGGCAGAAATCCAAGCATTTAATAAGGTTGGAGGTCAATATTCGTCATCTCAAACATCACAAAGATATTTGGATAGTGAAACTAAACAAATTGAATTAGTGGACGATACTATATTTGCAGAACCTAGTCAAACATATCAAGTTAGATTCGCGACTAAGGATATTAATGTAAGGGTTAAGAATTTTAAAACTACTAATTTCTCGTAATAATTTATTTCCCCAATTATTGATTTATCTTTTTAAAAAGCCAAATAAAGTATTTATTTAAAAAGATAATTTAATGTCAAATTCATATAGAATAAGAACCCAACTTGGGGTTGATAAATCCGTAAAAATATTATTAGACCAAGATTTTGAACAATTAGAGATACTTTCTCTTAAGATTTTATCAGACCAAATCTATAATAGACAATGTTCGGATTATGGTGTTATTGTTGGTAGAATATCAATAAATAATGGATTTGGACTACCAAATTGCAAGGTATCTATTTTTATTCCACTCTCAGAACAAGATGAAAATAATCCAATAATATCAACATTATATCCTTATAAATCATTATCAACAGTTAATGAAGATGGATATAGGTATAATCTTTTACCTTATACAAAATCGTATAGTGCACACGTTCCAACTGGTAGTTTTCCTAATAGAGAAGACGCTTTAGTTGATAACAACGTTATTGAAGTTTATGACAAATATTATAAGTTCACCACACAAACAAATGATAGTGGGGATTATATGTTATTTGGTGTCCCATTAGGATCACAAACAATTCATGTTGATATTGATTTATCGGATATAGGTGAATTCTCATTAGCTCCACAAGATTTGATTAGAATGGGTGTTGCTACAGAAGCACAAGTTTCAGGGACTAAATTCAAAGAATCATCCTC